CAGAATGTCGCCAACTTGGTAGTCTCGGTCGTTCATGCGTACTTCGGAAGTCTTACGGCCAGCCAGTACTTCTTCGAAGTGTTCAGAGCGGATTTTCAGCTCGTGTAATCTCAATCTGTTCATGCTGCCAACTCTGCGTCTTTGGCCTCTACGACTAAATCGGTCAGAATATCTTCAATTATCAAAAGCTCATTAAGAGTGGCATCTCCCCCTAATTGCACTGGGTAATGCGTTGTATTCTCGGAGAACACAACCACATTCAGGCAATTCAAATTTGATGAGAACTCAATACGAACGCTGATAAGATCTGCATTCTCCAACGCTAGTTGGAACAAACTATTGATAGTGAATTTAATGGCACGAAAATTTGCTGCTTTAGAAGTGTTAGTACTCATGTCTATGCTCCTACGCTGAGACAAAAAAAGGCCCCCTGTTACAGGGGCAGGAATTAAATCCAATTACGCTGTAAGCGCTGCAACCTGCGATTAATCGCGGCTCTTTGAGCACCACTTTTTGCGTTATCAAATTCTTCACGTAATTTGCCCATGACTTGAGTAGCCACTGAAGATCTAGCCAGCTTAAGCTGCTCCAGTCCTCGAGCTTTTTGTTCTTTGGTTAACCCGTATGCGGGTAAATCTGGGCATGGTTGGTGAATGGGGTTAGTCGTAATCATTAGGTGCTCCTTAGGCCAAACCCGGAATAGGTGCACCATTGGCGATAAAGTCCATCCCCATACTTAGAAATGGGGTGACGCCTGTGGTGCGGTTTTCAACATCGGAGATCAACAGCACCAAATTACTGATGCTGGTTTGAGCCTTTTTGATGATGTTGTGTTTGTGGGTACGGGTTAGCCTGGTTGTTCCGGCGTGTTCTAGCGCCATGCGAGACAAGTCGCCCGAGTGCATGGCGTTTTCTAGTGCACGTTTTATGAAGGTTTCTTCACTTTCATCTTGTGGGATGTGCGCGGTAACAATGCCGAGGCCAAGCAAAAGACTATTAACAATGGTGTAGTTGCCACTGGCTTTAGTGATCAACACAAGCTCGACGTTGGTTAACACGTGCGGTTGTTCTGGGTTTAACTTGTTGCGAAGCATTGTGGCGTTCATTCCGGTGGCCTTTGCAAGCTTGGTCATGTTCTCGGAGTTCGCAAAAGCACAACACGCTTCGTTAAATGCCTTTTGTTTTGTGCCACGGAATTCGCACATTGAGTCAATGTCATCCATAACGAATACTCAATTGAAGAAGAAAGGAACGAAAATGAATGCCCAACCAAGAACATTGAGCCACAAAGGGCAATGTTCTTTGGTCGGAATAAGTGAGGAGTTGTTCATGCCCTACCCCAAATTGTCCATCGCTTCACGAGTGGCCATTTCAACAAGAGCAACCATGTTGATGAGTGGGGTTTCTTTTTCTTTAACCTTTCTTTTAATAGGAAGTTTGCCATCGCTTACCCAATCCATAATGGTGCGTTTGGGCATGCCAGAGAAGTGTGAATACTGCTCGTAAGTCATAAAAGGGGTATTTATTACTACTTGGTATGAAAGCATGGTGGTATCCTTGTAAGTCATTGAATGTTACATAGCGCACGATAGAGTTGCCGCTCATATCGTCCATATGCGAGAGATTATTGATCGAATATGCGAGAAAAACAAGTCCAACTGCCATCATTTGATTATGAAGGTGGGAAACTCGTCACAGAACGACTTTGTTATGCACTTGAAGCTAAGAACTTAAGAGAGCTTTCTTCTGTGCTAAATATCCCGACTTCTACAATGTCTACTTGGCATAAGCGAAACCTTTGCCCATATGAGGTTGTACTGCGAGCCCATATGTATACTGGGGTTTCCGTTAAATGGTTGACACTTGGTGAGGGCGAGCCGTTTCCCAACCGTGTGGTTAAAGAGCATCAATCTAAACGTCTTGAGACCAAGTTACTTTTCGACATTGACTCATTTTTAATTCTCAATGGCGAATTAAAGGAGTTGAGAACTCTCACATTCGACAAAGCGCTTTTACAAGAAATCTCAGTCATTAATGCCATGGCGATTCGAGAGGGTGATTTAACATACATCATCGATAAAGAAGTTCGCCAAGCGGTCGCAGGAACATATCTAGTAGATATGGACGGCCTACTCTCTTTGAATGAGATTCAACGTTTACCAGGTAAGAAGCTTGCGATCAGCTTTAATGGTTCAACGCTTACAGTTGATGAAGATGATGTAAGGGTTGCGGGTAGAGTTGCTTTGGTGATGGAGAAGAAGTAGGTGACAATGAGATTAGTCAAAGTGAACCTTTCACAGAAAAGAACAAAAATATTATTAAGTTTGATAAATGATATTGAAAGGCTATTGATCAATAATAGCCTGGTTTTTAGCAAGTCACCAAGAAACCAGGCTAGCTTTGAACGTATAGCCCTTCAGTTCACAACTGAGTTAAATAATAGCCAAAATCAGAGCATAAGCAATGAAACCCTATTGCTTCTAAATAAAGCAACACGAAACCTATTGCGCTCAACAACATTAACTGATGGACTACGTACTGAACTTCAACACTTATCTGACATATTGCAAAATACAGCAGTTGGAGAACCTTTAGATTCAAATGTATTATCGGGACAGATTAATCAATTATCCATAAGACAATCAGAACTAAATAAACTAGTAAAAACGTCAGTTGAACGAATAAATAATGACACAGAAAAAAGTATATCTAATATCTCACGATTCTATGACAAAAAGATACTGCAGCTACAAGAATTAGAAGCTAACATTTCATCGTCTACAAGCAACGATATTAGCAAGCAACTTTCTAGCGCATTGAGAGATATTGAAAAAACTTCTAACAATCAAATTAACACCATAAAACTGGATATTAGAACAGAAGCGACGAAAGCAATAGATAGTGCTATAGAAAACACAATATCTAGCCTAGATAAATATAGAGATGAGACAATTGATGACGTAAAGTCACAGGTCGATTCATTGTCCAGTAATGTTTCTCAACAAATAAATGAATTTGTTGAACTGAATCAGGCATTAAGAAAGACTCTAAACTATATTGCTACAGATGCACTAGCTGATACAAGTATAAAGCAAGCCAATAGTGAAAAAAGTACCGCCGACTTATTAAGGGGGGTTGGTATTCTTTGGTTACTATCTGCAATAATTTATTTTATAACACATTTTAATTATAGCGATCTAGTAAACCAGGAAGGAGCACCCCAGTACACATTGATACTATTGAGAACATTTATCATTGTATTCTGTTCTGCTCCTGGTTTCTATATTTTAAGAGAGTCTGCAAGACATCGAACTGATGAAAGACGGTATAGACAAAAAGGAATACAGCTAGCGACTATCGACGGCTATTTTGCTGAATTCGAAGGCCAAGATAAAAATGAAATTAAAAAAGACTTATCTAAGCACTACTTTCATGGAGATGACCACTTTGTAGATGCATCCTCAGTGGACAGAGTTCAGTCTAGTTATGATAAAGTCTTTGACAGTGTTTTAAACAAAGCTTCAAGAAAAAATCAAAAAAATGGTAATTAAAGTTCCTTAGAGAATTGACACTATGTTTTTTGTAATACAACTTAACAATTCTACGGCTAGGAGTAAAAAATGTATTTTAATGGCTATATGACCTACTTTAATGTGGAGCACTGTGGTTTATACAAAATAAAAGGAGACAAGTGCCTTGGCTTAGATCTCTCAGAAACATTTGACAAAATAATGGATTGGGTTCAAGACCGACCTCTTTCAACAACCATCCCTTGGGATCCGAACACAACTAGAGACAACAAACCAAAAGTCTATTGTAAGCACGTCTACAAAGACCCAAAAACAGGTCACTTCCTTATTGTTTTATGGAAATCAGATCATCATAGCTCAGGAACGATGTGGGGAGTTGATGAAAATGAAGCTTCTGGATCAGATAAAATTGTAAAGACCAGCACCAAACATCGTGGAAAAAATGTAATTTGGGGAAGACCATGTTATTACTGGATTATTCCAGAGTATAAAGCAGTTGTATCTATAAAATTTGACCACTCTCTGTGCGATGCTGAATTATTTAAGGATTTCGTTAAACACGCCATTACTAATAGAGTAAAACATGATGGCAAGTATAAACTTTCAGAAAATGGATATGCACGCATTGCGCATAACTCTACAAAATATAACGAAGTAAAGTGCCTATATCGCTTTTCGATGGTAACAAAAAGCCTCGCCACAGATAACGTCAGCTTACAAAAGCTTGTTAATAGTATTACTCATGTTATTACGAGAGATACTATTGTTGTAAATGGTAAAAATGACAGAGCTGACTTCGTAAACAAATTTAACTCTCTATTCCCAGCGACTACGTTAGGAAAAAAAATCAAAGAAAAAAGAATTGAAGTCATTGCTGAGTCTCGGCCAAGTATGAAGGAAGTTAAAGAACTGATAGAAAAACATGCCAAGGATAATAGAAAACCATGTGAATGGAATAATATTGGCTTTTCTACTGACAAAGGAACTGTCTGGATTGACAAGTATCGACTACGAGATGAAATAGTAATACTAGCGGATGAGGAACAGTACTTCCCAGCAGATGTGCTATACTCTCATATATATGAAAACATTAATAGATACATTCAACCTTTGAAAAAAGAGCAAGCAAAAATGAAGAAAAAACTTGCAGATATTAAAGAGGCTAATAAGTAATGATAAGAGGTATAGTTAGGTATATAGTAATTGTTATTATTCTATATTACATTAGCAATTACTTTAACCTATCATTCAAATATGACAGTATTAATAACTTTCTCACAAACATGCTAGTAGTTTCAACAATGGTGTTTACACTAATGGGGATATGGGTTGCATATTTATATCCTGATGCATTAGACAAAATTAGAGATCAAGAGTCAAAGATAATAAATGTTGATTTTTCAGAAGCCAAGGCACGATTGAAACGACTGGAATTCATTGTAGCTAGTATTCTAAAGTCCTCTTTTGTGGTTATTATTGTAATGGCAATATTTATTTTAAAAGTCATTTTAGACTCCATACATAATTCACATGAATTTATACCAATAATTCAAAGATTAATACTACCAGTCATTGGTCTAATATCGGTAATGCAATTTGAAGCAATCATTAATGTGATGAAAGCAAACATTCTATTTATAAACGAACTTCATAGTCGTAAAGAAGCAAAAGAACAAGAAGAAGACATATAAGCCGTGACCCCAATTATGGGGTCTGGTTTCTTTTCTCTGTAATTCTTCGCACTAACTCATCTTCCATTACTCTCCTTGCTGCACCTTCACTAGTTATCATTGCCTTAGCTAATTCATCTATTTCAATATCTGGCTGCTCTCTCTGTACTACTCCATAAAAACGAAGTAACCTACAAATAATAATAGTAAACTCCCCTTTTCTACTGAGTGGCCTATAAAAATCACCAGGTACAACAGCATTAATATGTGCATCATATATATCAAAGTGGGGATGCACTATTTTATAGTCGCGAGCATTAGTTGGAAATCGCACTCTATCGACATTTTCTAGCACATTTTTTGAACCTTTAGCATTATTGCAATCTTTACATGCGACACATAGATTTCTTGGTTCAAACATAAACTGAAGTTTAGTATCCTTGGGGATTATATGGTCAATATCCCATACCATTCCATGGGTTATTGGGTATATAACTTTACAATATGGGCATGTGTAGTTTTGTTCAATTTTATAGTGACTCTTGATCGCCTGTCTAATATTAGAAAATCTATCCAAACTCCAATCTTGACTTGATTTCATTTCTAGTGAGTAATAGTCATCTATTACATTAGCTTCTTTATCACTATAGACAACAATATTATTAATTCGCATCCACTGCCTCTAACACCTTCTCTATTGTATTAATCAGTGAATATACTGGGTCGGACTCATCTAATTTCACCTTTAAAGAAACAAGCAACTCAGTTCGCTTTAATAGCGTTTCAGATATAGGCATTAACTTTGCTAAACTATTCAGTATGTCCAATGACTCATTCACTAGATATTCATTTCTAAAACCAGGCGATTTAAACAAAGTTGCTAACTGATAATCAGATGAATTACTCGTTGACACACCTATATCCACTAAGTCATTATTATCTAAATCCAATACAAAACAGTTTTTTGATTCTAAATTAGAGATAATCAAAGGTGAGTGCGTTGCGATGATAAAATGGCACCCTCGATAGGCTCCAAACAAGTTATTTATCAATGGTATAAAATCTTTTTGCCACTCTGGGTGTAGACTTATTTCAGGTTCATCAATACATATCAATGAATTATTTTCTATTTGACTCGCAATTCCGAGTAACATTAATGCTAAGCACTGCTCACCGGAACTAGCATTTATAAAATCAATAAACTTCCGATTATCTTGTTTCTGCGAAAGCTTAAGGCTCTTTATCTTAAATAAACCAACTTGAGACAGGACCTGGATCGCCTTTATATAGTCATCTTCCAACGTTCTATTTTTTGTCAAATTAATTGGGATGCTAAATGAATTTTTCCAACGATTACCATTAGATTCAACTAAAACTGAGATACTTTTTTGCACTTGTTCAACGATTTCACCCCAAGTTCTACTACCTATCTCAATAGAATTTATTAGTGGACCGTCATATTTTGACAATAATTCTGACATTTCCTTCTTTGATATAAATGGAACATCAGTCCTAGATAAGTTAGAACGGTACGTTACCAATATTCTGCTACCATACCCAAGATAATCAAGTGTTGTCCTAATTACATTAAAATTTATTTGTAATTTTTCTGGCTTTTTGAACATAGTATCTAAGACATTTGAAATCAGAGACACTATCGAACTATTTCTTTGGCTATTTTTCATTCCTATATATGAATATATACTATCTTCCATCAATATTTTTTTGACATTGATTGGAAATCGATCAAAAGGACTAGTCGAAAGGCAAATCAACCTTGTAGGAAAAACTTTCTTTCGCTCTTTAATATATTCATTAGATTTAAATACACATGCTACTAGTTTACTAATTCTTTGAGCTGCAATCTTGTTCTCTGAAGAACGATATACAATTTGATTAGCCGAGTAATCCGACATGACAGAGTTAAAATTCTCATCCCAATTTGAAGGATACTCAATAAGAAAACTATCACTTACTACGAAGTTCGACGCTATGAATTCCAAAATAGTACTTTTACCAGTGCCATTTTTTCCTGTTAAAACTGATACCACATTATCTTGTGTATTTAGACCCCTTGATAGCTCATGTTCACGACCTTCGATCACAACATTATAAATTTGAAATGTCACTTTAATATTCTCTATTATTCATATAGTTAAAACGCTTTTATTTACATCAACCTTCAACTTACTAGAACTTGAGAGTCCCCCCTAATATCCAATGCAAGAAAAATATCATTTTTCAAACAAGCCAACTGTGCACATATCACAATATGAAACATTGCTCTCCGTTCCTTATCGCTTATACTGTTTTTATGAACAGTATAAGCGATGTGTTAAATGTCTATCCGCAACTTAAAAGATGGCTCCGACAAGCCTTGGATGTGTGAGTGCTACCCGAATGGACGTAGAGGTAAGCGCGTACGTAAAAAGTTTGTCACTAAGGGTGAAGCAAAGGCTTTCGAGCTTCATGTAATGAGGGAAACCAATGACAAACCTTGGCTTGGTCATAAGCCAGATCAACGCAGGTTATCCGAAATCATCGATCTCTGGTACCAACTACATGGCAAAAACTTAAAGTCTGGTGCGTTTGCTAAACGCCGAATGGAGTTGTTGTGTGAAGATCTGGGCAACCCCATAGCTGCGCACATAACCACTAAACAGCTGGCGCACTACCGAGCGAATCGTACACCAAAATCAAAGGGCCAAGAAGCTGGTGTTATGTCTGCCGCTTCTTTGAATACCGATACCACTCGGTTAAAAGCCATTTTCAATACATTAGCCAAACTAGACGAGTGGAGCCGACCAAACCCTGTTAACGGCATAAGCAAAATCAAAACTGGCGAGTCTGAGCTCACTTTTTTAAGCGAAGAGCAGATCACGCACCTTTTAGATACCGCAGAGAAAAGTTGCTTAGGCGAAAACTTAGCGAACATCTTCCGCTTGTGCTTGGAAACTGGCGCCCGAATTAACGAAGCGATCAACCTAAAAGGTGCTCAACTATCCAAGTACAAAGTGACTTACACCAATACCAAAGGAAAAAGGAACCGCTCTGTTCCTGTTCGTAAAGAACTGTACGAGCGAATTTATAAGCCTGGTGCTGGCCGTTTGTTTCCCACTCAATATCCTGGCGCTTACAAGGTGTTAATCCGCGCCCTGCCAAATTTGCCAGAAGGACAAGCGACCCACGTGCTTCGCCATACGTTCGCCACGCACTATATGATTGGGGGCGGTAACATAATTGACTTGCAAAATATCCTCGGACACCAGAATATAGAGCAAACAATGGTTTATGCTCACTTCTCCCCCACTCATTTAACGGAAGCCACCAAGCTAAATCCGATAGCTCGGATGGGCTTATAA